TTCAGGTCAGTTCCGACGATGGCGTCGAAGCTGGTGTAGTGACCAGTCTGGTCGAAGATCGACTTCAGAAGTCCCTGCACACCTGCATCCGTCAACCCGCTGGATGCACCAGTGAGGATCGAGGTCGTAGGGGTACGGAAGATCGAAGGGATATCGCCAGGAGTTGGTGTACCAGTTCCGGCGTTATTGATCCAGGTCTGCACACCAGCGGTGCGGTAAGCCTGGGTCGTGCCGTTGTCCTGCTGCGAGAGCTGGTTCGACGTGAAGGTCGCTTCCATATCACGCTTAATGCCAGTGATGCCCTTGCTAACGTTGTCAGCCAGTTCGTCACGCACACCTGCGACATCAGCGATGTCTTGAGTGAGGCGGGACACACGCACTGCACGGCGGAACACCTGTGCGTAGTTCGCGAGTTCAGCACGGTAGCCAACGACGTAGTTGTCGTAGGTGGAAACGTCCGTGCCGTCCACCACACCACCTACCTGAGGGGTAGGAAGCGAGTCAGACTGCCAGCGGAAGTACATATTTCCGGGCTTGCTGCCTTTGCGAGCCATCGACGTAAAAGGAGTGTCCTTTGCGTCAACGAGCGCAATCATGTCCATCAGATCTTCGCGTAGACCGCGACCGCTAAGTTGGGGTTCAGTAAGAATAGCCATAAATAAGAGTAAAACTAAGTTTGATTGTTAAGGACTTACACAAGTCCCATTGCTTTAATCACGTCAGTCATCCCATCTCTTGAATTGTTCCGAATGAACGATTGCTTGGCTTTCTGAAGGTCCGTCTGGGTCGTCCTTGCCGGTGCCGCTTTAATAGACGGCTGTGCAGGGGCGCGTTTGATCGGTGCAGTTGGTTTCTTCTGTGCTTTCTTTTCGCCGTAGGCTTTGATTCCCATAACTAATAATCCAGCAACATGCTTCCAGTCTGCCCTGCGCTTCTTCAGCTCTGGGAATTCACGCAGAATCTGTTGAGCAGTTTGATACTCCTCAGTCTCTGGCTTGCTCCACCAAGGAAAGTCTTTAACTACTTCACCCTCGACGTACGTCTGCTGTTGCAGGTACTCTTCACGGGCTGGCAGCTCGATTTCCTTGCGCCGAATTGCCAATCGTTTCATGCTGCGAACTTCCTGATCGGTTAAATCCTTCTCAGTTCCATCCGGCAGGGTAATTACTCCTCCGTCTGGGTTCTCTTCGCACCACAAAATGACATCCAACGCTCTCTGGCGCTCTTCCTTCACCTGTTCGATGGTGGACAAGCGTTCGACTGCATCGGATACGTCCACCTGTCTTGCCGGGGCCGAAGACTTTGCAGTCTCTAGTTCCCTTTGCAGTTCAGACAAACGCGACTTTTGCGCTTCCAATTCAGCTTGAGCGGCCTTCTTCGCAGCAACTAACTTGTTGATACGCTTCTGTACGCCCTTGCTTAACGAACTTTCTTCAGCTTCAGCTTCTTCAATGGGCTGATCGGCTTCCACCTCAGCTTCCACTTCCGAGTCCACAATTGGCTCCTCAGTGTCAACTTCAGGTTCAGCCTGCTCCTCTTTGGCGGGAGTCGCCTCCTTCTCGTCAAGGAAACCAGACTTGAGCAGGTCACTAAGACTTTGCTGGTCCAGCAAACCGAGTTTCTGTGCAACGGGTATCGTTCCTGCCTCCTGACTCCCGGCGTCAGGCTGTGATTGTGTTTCGTTCATGCTAATAGGTAGCAAGTCCTTTATATAATCAAACCAGTAACGCTGGTTAGCCCGTTAGTGGCGTTATGCCAAATCTTCGTTATTAGTCAAGCCATTTAATTTTCTTGCTTGCTTTCTTAATTCAATGAGCGTGCTTAAAGTAAGATTGATGCCATCAGCTTGGCCTGCGGAATGTATTCTATCTTCTCCTTTGCAATCTTTACTTATAGCCATCATCCAGTGCTGTTCCTGCAACTGCTCGATAACTTTAAGCACCTCGCTCCAGGTATTGTTTTTCCCTGAAAAGCCAAAGGCGTCCTTTTGATTTTCCGTCATACGTTAGAATTGTAGCGGTTGTCAACTTGCACAAGCGCCGGAATCAACTGTGCGCTTTTTTCAAGAAAGTCTAATTTTGATTTTATTCTTTCGCCAAAATCGTACTTTTCAAGTTTTTCTGGTGCATCCATAAAAAATTCAATTAATTGAATGTCTGGTCTAATGTTTTGCACTTGAGTTCTAAGCGCTCTTTTTGCTTCTTCCGTAAATCCAGACATTGTTTTTTCTGGATCTTTCGATTGCGCTAAATTTATAATAAATGACTTAAATTCATTCGGGCTCTCAAATCTTTTTCCAGTCATTGCGAACTGCTCTCTTTGCACTTTTGCAAGTCCAGTTGGGATATGCTTATTTGTTGCCATATATCCCTCATCCTTGGTATCTTTGTCTGAAAAATTTATTTGCCTATCTAATGAATGAAACGCCTCATGCTCGGCAACATTTCTAAACACTTGCGGCGCATTTTCCGGCTTGAGATAATCAGCAGTTTGAGCTGTTGTTCCAAACCCTGAATAATACCTTTTTGCATTAGAAAGAGAAGATATTGTTTTTTGAATATCTAGTGGCGGCTGAAGCACCATTCTTTTTTCGTTGTGCGAATATCCAGAAAAAGAATGTTGAGTAACTGGAATTTGCTGTCTGATTAAATTATAATACTCAGGATTAACAGTTACCCTTGAAGCTTGTTGCTGTGCAAGCTGTTCAGCGTATTGAGATGCAGCATCAAGCTGAGAACTTACATCTTTTCCATAATATGGGGCAGCAGTTTCTAGTGGAGTTATTTTTACATTTTGAGGAAATGAAGCGGTAGCCTGTGCTGCATATTCCATTAAATCCTGATAATTTTTAACACGATTGCGCTCTGCTTCCTCTTTTTTTCTTTGTTCAAAAAAAGATTTAACGGCATCTGATGTTAATTGAAATATAGACTTGTCAGCCATGTTACTGTTGCGTTTGCTGTGCCACAGGAGTTACGCCAATCCGGCCAATCTGCGCGTTCTGTTGTTGCATAACAGACATCTGAAGGCTCTTAACATAGTTCTCAAATAGCGCACGGAAGTTCTCGTCCTGCTGCAACGCAGCCTGCGCTTTCGGGTTAGCCTGCATAACCTGCTGCGCGTATTGCAGCTTTGTCTGTGCAGCTGGGTCGTTCTCTTGGTACAACGCCTCGTTGCCAAGGAGCATCATACCGATGTCACTCTGCACGTCCTTGAACATTTGCACGCTAGCCTGCTGCTGGTTGACGATAAGCTCGCTTGCCATCTCAGGCGCGATAGCTTGGATCATCATCTCAGTGAGGCGCGTTCTGTTAAGCACGCCGCCCGTGTCGAGTTGGGCAACCTTCGTAAGGAAATCGATCTTCTGCGCGATGTACTCCTTATCCATGTCCATCACGTCAAAGCGGACATTAAGGTCGAACTCGTTGTGTATCTCAGACATGCTCTGTGGCAATTGTCCGCCGGTGATACGCAAGATCTCCTCCGGGCTCATGTACTGGCAGCACAGCGCAAACATCTGCCGGTAAATACTGCGCCAGCTAAGTAGCCAGCTATTGACGAGCAACTGCTGCAACATCTGCGTCTTGGCCGGTGGCACAAACGCATTAAGCGTACCGAAGTACGCAGCGTGATTGGCTTCCACACGCTCAATGAGCTTAAACGCCACCGTAGGTTCACGCGCAGGCGGCTCCATGAAACTGTAGTCCGTAGGACTTACGACAGGCAACTGTACTCCTGGGCCCACCTTGTTGATGGCACCAATTCGTTTGACGACTTTGATGGGAGGTAGAGTCGAGAAGGCAGTATGATCCCGGATCGAATCGTGCTGGGCTTTGACTTCGTCTTGATCAGTGCTAGCCAACTCGGGTATACCACGAGTATCAGTAATAGCGCGGCGCAACTGTTCACGACGGAATTCAACAAACGGGTATTCGCCGTGAGCGTAATCAAGTCGCTGATGGATAGCCCACGAGGCTGCATCTTCTTTTCGATTGGACGCAGCTTGCGGACAAAAAACGGTGAAGTAGATGGCGGGAGCTTTTCCGTCGAGGCTTTTCGTGTAAGCATAAACAACCTCCACCATGTTCATGTAGTTTACGCCGTTGTAAACCAACATGGTCGTTGTTGGGAGCAGGTTGATGTTGTAGAAGGTACTGCTCTTGCCGATCTGCTGAAGCGCACGTTCAACCCAATCTGGATCCCAGCCTTCAGTCGTGATCTTCTCGCGCAACTCAACCTCGGACATCCATGTCCTACGGTAGATTACCCGTGATCGCTGTAAGTCAGCCGTCTCCGGCGGGACGATGATTTCGTCCCAGGGCTTGAGCGCAACGATCTCGGGAAGATTGCGGCTGACGTACTCTTGATCATACGTCGCACGGCCAGTCGTAGCCATCTCGTTAACCATGCGCTTGGCTTCCGAAGCGTCCAAGTCAGGTATCGCAGCTTGAAGTATCGCAGCAGCTTGATCTGGAGCGTCCAAGATCATCTGTGGCAGCTCGGCCAACACAGATCCCTGTGCCTGCGCAGCCATCTGGAAAAGTTCTTCAGCGGTAATTTCCTGTGTACGCTTGCTAATGTTCTGCTGCCAGCCTACAAAGAACGCGCTCCAGCCGTATTGCAAAGCGTACTGCGCCCCAAGCTCGGCTTCTTTACGAAGCTCCTGCGGCATCTTAGAGTCGCGAATCCAGTGCAAGAGGTTCGTAGCAATGCCGCTCACCGGCGCATCATCAAGCGTCACGCCAGATGCCCTGATGGTTGCACGCTGGAAGGCCGTGACAAGCAGAGCGGAAAGCTCGTTGCAAGACGAGTCGATAAGCCGGTTGCGAACATCACTCGCACCTTCAAACGGCCACGCCGGACTGCCCTCGGGGCGCGCAGTGCTGTGCTTCTTTCCGTCATCAGTCTGTCCTGCCCAACGAGCAAAACGGATGTTATCAAACTTAGTCACCAAGTTACCCTGCGACGAGTTAATCATCGAGCGATTGTACTCGCTCAACAACTCGCCAATGTCAGGCGTATCAGAAGCAATAGCTAAAGGGTCAACTGGTGAGATCATGTTAATAACTTCCTGTCATAGACATTCGTTTAGATTGTTTTTCCCAATCTAAGCCGCCAAAATAGGCTGGCTGCATGACAACCATATAACCTAAAGCGTCGATAGGATCTTTACTAGCACCTTTTTGTCCATCTTGTCCAGTCCATTCCTTTAAACTATAAATTAAGTTCTGACAAGACTCATGTATCATCAGTTTTGGATGGTTTACACCTTTTTCCATTGGTTTTTCTCTGTCCCATGACAAAAGATCATTGATTAATAGCACTCGCTCCTCAATTGGCAGTGCTGCTGAAGGCGTAAAGATAAGCGGATTGTCAGCCTGACTAAGCAAATCAAGCACGGTGACACCGCCGTCCTTAGTAATCGTCTCTGTGCCAGCGGTTCTAGGGTCAATCCAGCGGTCAACGATCATCTCACGCTTGTCCCCGGCAGTCTCTAAGCTCCAGATAAGCTCGGTGTACTCGTTTACCCCACGGCCTGCGCCTGCTTTCTGTGCCGGACCAGCTCGACCGTCAGGCTTATCACTTGGCAAGGCCCATTCACCATAGCTTTGATCGGGCCATTCACGGTAGACCCATAGTATACCGTGCTTGTCTACCCTAGCCCATAACATAAACCAGTTACGCGCACCGGCTGGGTCGATAGCCATATAGTTGCTCCCCTCGGGGATGACCTCTTCAGCGTCACCTTTCCATAGGTTATGGTCACCGAACATCGGAAACTCGGAGCCAGCCGTCTGATCTGCCCAACCATAAGCGCGGATCTTAATGTCGTGGCTGGAGCGCCCCGATAGCTCCTGCTTCATGCGCTCCCAGTTGTTGTAGGGGTTAAGCTCGGTATGATACCAGATGCAGGCGTGCCTGCCGTACAGGTTCTCTGCTTGGTAGGGCATCTCGCCCCTTGGGACCGTTAGAACATTGTTATTGGGTAATAATGGAGATTTGCGGGTAGCCGTGACCTTGGCACTGTTGATGTACTCCTTAACGACCTGGGTGTAGCCTTGCACCGGCGTAAAGGTGACAATCAGCTTGCCGGACCGGGTAACCAAACGGTAGCGAAGAGTCTCGAGCCAGTTCTGCGGGACAAGTTCATCGCACCAGACGTAGTCCACTTCGCCACCTTCGACGACCTTAATGTCCTGGGCGTAGTTAAGGAACCAGATCTGGTTGCCCATGTACACAGCCGTATTGTCGCTGAAGCCGTTTTTCTGGCTAAAGCTAATCTGCGTATGATTAGTTCGCTTAATGTTGCGTATCTCAGGCGGCAGGTACTTATAGAAGACGTTCTGCTGGGCCGAGACACTAGTCATGTGGGTAGTGTGCAGGCACCAGATGCGAATGTTACGCTTACCGTGACGCTCCTTTACCCAATCAGGAGCCTGCCCGTTAAGGTCAGTGCCGATGAAAGCTTGGGCCATACGCTTGGCGGCAAACTCAGTCTTGCCACTTCTGTTCCCACCAAGGACGACCAGTTCATTGTAGCGGCCTAGCAGCTTATCCGCATCCGGCCAGTGCGGCAGCTCATGGCCATACCGCATGGGGTCGTTCAGTTCCGC